GGAAGAAAGCACACGCAACACAGCTTTTAATATCATGTCAGTGGAGGCCAATGCTAGGCTGTATATTAAAGAAGTACGTGAGCAGTATACCAAGGAACAGCTACGTGTATGGCAGGATAAAACCCTAGGCAGTAAGAGGTTCTTTGCCTTTGATCACTTCGGTTCTATCAGTAACGATGAAGTCTTGGGACGTGTCCGCTACATGGCTAAAGCATTAGGCACCAAGTGGATTATCCTTGACCACCTATCTATCTTAGTATCAGGTCAGGAAGACAACGGTGATGAACGTAAATCAATTGACATTCTAATGACTAAGCTACGTTCTCTGGTTGAAGAAACAAACATAGGCTTGCTGCTTGTGAGCCACCTACGTCGGCCAAGCGGTGATCGTGGACATGAAGATGGCCGTGAGGTATCACTGTCCCACCTACGTGGGTCTGCCAGCATCGCACATCTATCTGATGCCGTCATCGCATTGGAACGTAACCAGCAAGCAGACGATGAGCAAGCAGCCAACACCACCACCATACGTATCTTGAAGAACAGGTATACTGGTGAGACAGGTGTTGCTTGCTACTTGCATTATGATAAAGTAACTGGTAGGATGACACAGATTGACAATCCATTCGTGGAGAATGAAGAATGAATAAAATTAAATGGTTTATTCATAGGTTATTTCACAACTCAAACTTTTTTGTAGGAGTTTACTGCCTAGATTGTGAGGGTGAAGAAGGTTGTCCTACATGTGATGGAAGAGGATGGCACATTGTCTTAGAGAAAAAATGTAAAACTTCAAACGCCGTTGAGAAAAAATATGATAAGTTAGATGGTAGCTTTATGATGTGTTGCCATGCAGAATATCTTTTAGATTATAATAATGAATCAAATTTTGTAACAGCAATAAGAGAAACTTTTACACAAGCTCAGATAGATGATGTCGTTAATTGGGATTGGGTAAAAGATAATCCTCTTAAGGAGAATGAAGAATGAACCAACATGAGAAACAACAACAGAACAAAATGGAGAAAGAGAATGACTCAAATGGGTCCACGTAAACAATTTGATAAAGCTTTGTATGACATAGCAGATAGGGATGCCAAGCAAGCTACCCTGAAGTATATTAAAGATATGAACTACACTACGGTAGATACTACAGAGAGGAAAGACTTTGATATTATCTGCAAGGCAGTAGAAGAAACACATCACCTCTATGAAGTAGAGGTTAAGTATTCTTGGAAGGGAGATTGGAACCCTAGTTGGAAAGAGATACGTATCCCTTACCGTAAGAACCGCTTGCTACTTAAGTGGAAAAAAGAATATCCCGATGCCTTGTTTACATTTATAGTGTGGCGTAACGATTGCAAACAGGCATGGCATATTGATGCTAATATTTTAGTTGACTGTGAAGTTAAAGAAGTGTCTAATCGAAACATCAGAGAGGGAGAAAAGTTCTTTCATATTCCAGTGGAGGATGCTTGTCTCATTAAGGTATAATGACAACAGCTATAGTTGATATTGAAACAGATAGTTTGAATGCAACAAAGATACATTGTATCGTAGCAAGGAGTTATGAAACTAATAAGGTTAAGGCGTGGGTGGGACAGGAGTGTTCGGAGTTCGCTGGTTGGTCGCAGCAGATAGATACTTTTATAATGCATAATGGTATTAGCTTCGACGCTCCTGTCCTCAACCGTCTGCTGGGATGCAATATAAAGCTGAGTCAGATAAGAGATACTCTCATTGAGTCTCAGCTTTATAATCCTATACGTGATGGAGGTCACTCTCTTGAAGCTTGGGGTAAGACCCTTGGCTTTGAGAAGGGTGACTTCCATGACTTTGAACACTACTCTCCTGAGATGCTGGAGTATTGTAAGCGTGATACAGAGGTGACCCGTCACGTAGCACAGAAGCTAGAGAAAGAGGGTAAAGCTTTTAACCCTAGAGCTTATGAGTTAGAGTGTAAGGTCAGGGCTATCTTAGATAAGCAGAAGAAGAATGGCTTTGCATTTAAGATACAAGAAGCTATGATCTTACAGGCGCAGTTGCAGGATGAGTTGCATGAGCTAGAACGTAAATCAGAAGAAGATTTTGATCCTACTATAATTGAATTAAAAACTAAGACTAAGTACATACCATTTAATATTGCCAGTAGGCAACAGATAGCACAACAGCTTATAAAACTAGGATGGAAGGCTAAACAATTTGGTAAGGAGATCGAATTAAAAGATGGTACAATAAAAAGAAATGTAATTATTAACGAAGCAGTCTTGTCAAAGATTGATCTACCAGAGGCCAAGATGTTTAACAGATACTTTCTATTACAGAAACGTACTGGCCTACTAAAGTCTTGGATCATGGCATGTCAAGAAGATAACCGTGTACGTGGTAGTGTGATGACACTACGTACTATAACAGGAAGGATGGCACATGCATCTCCTAATATGGCACAAGTTCCCGCTGTCTATAGCCCTTACGGCAAAGAGTGTAGAGGACTATGGACAGTTGATGATGTATCTAAGTATCGCTTGGTAGGTGTGGACGCCAGCGGTCTTGAACTAAGATGCTTGGCACACTATATGAATGATCCTGAGTATACTGATATTGTATTGACAGGTGACGTACACACGGCCAATCAAAAGGCTGCTGGATTACAGACTAGAGATCAAGCAAAGACATTCATCTATGCATTCCTCTACGGTGCTGGTGCAGCAAAGATAGGTAGTGTAGTAGGTGGTAATGCCAAGCAGGGACAGCAGTTGATAACTAAGTTCTTGAATAACATCCCAGCCCTTAAACTATTGAGGGAGCAGGTAGCTAGGTGGTCTTCTGAAGGTACAGTCCCGGCATTGGATGGTAGGCTGTTACATATTAGATCAGAACACGCAGCATTAAACACTTTACTTCAGGGTGCTGGTGCTATAGTATGTAAGCAGTGGCTTGTTCATATCATGGAACGAGTTATTAAAACTAAATTAGATGTGAGGTTGGTTGCTTCGATACACGATGAGTATCAGTTTGAGGTAGCCATCCCTGACATAGAAAGATTTTGTAGGCTAACAAAGGAGGCAATGACACAGACAACAAAGACACTGAAGATGAAGTGTGAATTAGACTGTGATTATAAAGTTGGTAAAACATGGGCTGAGACACATTAATATGTTGACACTCTAAATCAGATAGTGTATACTGATGGAGTTAAAGTAGTAGACATCTAATCAATGATCACGGTAGCGTGACATAAAAAAGGACATTTAACTATGGCTATGAACCCTATATTTGTAACCGGTAAATGTGATTGGGCTAAACTTATTCAACCCAACACAAAATATGACAAACATTTTTGGGAAATTGATCTACGTCTTGAGGACGAGGCTACTAAACTTTCAATTGAAAGTATTGGTGGAACAGTCAAGATGAGAACAGAAGACTATCTAGCTAAAGGATATGAAGAAGCTCCCTTTGGTTATATAAAATGTAAACATACTACAGAGAACAAAAATGGACCTCGTAAGGCACCTACGGTAGTAGATTCCCAAAATAATCCTTGGGATGATAAACTTATTGGTAATGGCAGTATAGTAGTTGTTAAAGTACAGCCCTATGCGTGGAATAATAATGGTCGATCAGGAGTAAGCCTTGATTTTGAAAGGGTTCAAGTCCTTGATCTAGTTCCTTATGCAATGTCTGAGGATTTTACTGTTGTTGAGGGTGGGTATATTAATCCAGAAGCTATTCAATCTCAGGCTGAATCTGATATTCCTTTTGGCAACTAGGTAAAGGTAGGGTGCTGCATCTTTGTGGGTGTAGCACCCTAATTTATTATGAAAAAAATTGAAACATTAGTAGAAGATATCTATAAGCTATTTAATTTTAGCCTTATTGATAAGGATGAAAAAGAAGTAGACGCTCTTATAGATAACTTCGGTGAGATGCTTAAGGTCCACGTCAAAGAATTTATGTATAGCGAGCCAAGAGGTAATGGTTATCTCAGGCTATCCGCTATTGGTAAACCTACTAGACAGATATGGTATGATATTAATACAGAAACAGAAGAAAAATTACCACCAAGCACACGAATTAAATTTCTATATGGATATATTCTTGAAGAACTTTTACTACTCTGTGCATCCGTAGCTGGTCATACAGTAGAGGCACAACAGAAAGAAGTCACAGTAGAAGGAGTAGTAGGACATCAGGATGCAATTATCGATGGGGTTTTGGTTGACTGTAAGTCTGCTTCTAGTTATAGCTTTAAAAAGTTTGAGTCTAATACAATAGCAGACGATGATCCCTTTGGTTACATGGCACAGATATCTGCCTACTCACAGGCCAATGGAATAGACAAGGCAGCTTTTCTTGTTATCGATAAATCTACTGGAAAGATTTGCCTCACACCCGTGCATCCAATGGAGATGATCAATGCTGGAGAGAGGATTAAATATCTTAAGAAAACTGTCGCTGAAGATACTGTCCCCGATAAGTGCTATGATGCTATTCCTGATGGTAAGTCTGGTAACCTTAAGCTTCCTGTTGGTTGTGCTTATTGTAGACACAAGATTATGTGTTGGTCTGATGCTAACCAAGGTAAAGGACTACGCACATTCAAGTATTCAAATGGTAACAGAGACTTGGTACAGGTTACGAAGACACCAGATGTTCAAGAAATAATTAATTAAATGCATTGGAAGTATCCCAGTAAGCCTGATCCCAATAAGCACTTTGGTTTTGTTTATCTTATTACTAACAAGACAACGGGGAAGGCTTACGTGGGATGCAAACAGTACTGGCACCCAGTAAAGAAAAAGAAGGGCAGTGCTAAAGCAAGCAAAAAAGAATCCAACTGGATTATCTATATGGGTTCTTCCAAACCTTTGTTAGAAGACATCGAGAAGATAGGTAAGAAGAAATTTAAGTTTGAAATAATAGCAGAGTTTAAAAACAAAAGAAGCCTAAAATACTATGAGCTATACTATCAGATGAAGTATAATGTTTTGTCTACTACCTTGAAAGGTACAGATGAACCAGCATACTACAATAAATATGTAGGTGGTAAGTTCTATAGGCCAGTACAAGAGTTTGAAGATGAACCCAAAAGATTTAGATAACATATTAAAACTACAATCAAAACCCTTTACAAATTCAGAGAATATGTTATTCCTGTCTGTAATATATCAAGCACTGCTTGACATTACTGAGTCCGAAGTTGAGAATGAAGTTACTAGCATTACGTCTATGCGTAAAGAAGCTACTAACTGGTTCTTTGCTTCGATAGGAGTGACAACAGAAAACTTTGAATTTGTATGTGACTATGCTGGACTTAAACCCTCAAGAGTTAGAGAGTTTGCAGCATATGTTATCAACTCTGAGACTCACAATGAAGCTAGAAAAAAACTAAACCTTATATGGAAAGGACCAAAAGATGAATAAACATTTAAAGACACTAAAGATGACGTACTTTCAGCACTTTGTGTTTGCTTTACAGCTTGCTGTTGAAAGCCTCTTGACTGCTGTTGTACTTGTGATACATTCGGTATTCCCCTGTCTGTTTACAAACTACTTCTCAGATTGGATTGAAGGATGTCGCATCAGACTTAAACGTTGAAGGAGTTAAGTGGATGGCTGAAGGAAGAGAGAAATATATTCTACGAAAGATGCGTGAAAATAGAGAAGGAGTACCTAAAGAAGAAAAGGATTACTACTTTGAAAACGGAACTATGTTTGTAGGCAGTGATACTGCACACATGCACAGACCAGATGAAGCATTAGACAAACAAGTAGGAGGCAATCACTATAAAGATTGTGGCATACAACCCGTAGAGTATATTTATTCTAACGGGCTTGACTTTCTTGAGGGCAATGTTGTTAAGTATATTACACGTCACAGGACAAAGGGTGATGGTGAGCAAGACATTCGTAAAGTAATCCACTATGCAGAGATGATATTAGAAATGGCATATAAAAAAGGAGAATAATTAATGCCTCAAATAACCCACCTTGGCATTGAGATTAATCCAGCACAGGATAATTTATTTGATGAGCTTGGCATTGCTAGGCTCAAAGAATCCTATATGATGGACAACGAACTATCCCCTCAAGAAAGGTTTGCCTTTGTATCGAAGACGTTCTCTTCAAACAACGAACATGCCCAGCGCCTATATGACTACGCCTCCAAGCACTGGCTGTCTTACTCTACTCCTATCCTATCTTATGGGAGGTCCAAGCGTGGGCTACCCATCTCGTGTTACCTTAATTACATTGATGACACTGCTGAAGGGCTAGTCTCCAACCTATCAGAGACTAACTGGCTGTCCATGTATGGTGGTGGTGTAGGTATTGGCTTTGGTATTCGTTCTGCTGATGATAAGTCAACTGGTATGATGCCTCATCTAAAGATGTATGATGCATCCAGCCTAGCCTACCGTCAGGGACGTACACGCAGGGGTAGCTACGCTGCCTACCTAGACATTGATCACCCTGATATCCTATTGTTCTTGGAGATGCGTAAGCCCACTGGAGATCAGAACTTCAGGTGCTTAAACTTGCATCATGGTATTAACATTAGTAATAAGTTTATGCAGCTTGTTGAAGATTGCATGACTGATCCCAACGTAGATGACAGCTGGAACCTACGTGAACCGCATACAAAAGAAATTAAAGAAACTATTTCAGCAAGGGATATGTGGCAGCGTATCTTGGAGATGCGTATGCAGACAGGAGAACCCTATCTCCACTTTATAGATACGTCCAACGAGAAGATGCCGGTGTGGTTAAAGCAGCTTGGCTTAAAGATTAACCAATCCAATCTATGCTCAGAGATTATACTACCAACTAATAAGGATCGTACTGCTGTATGTTGTTTATCCAGTCTTAACTTAGAATACTATGATGAGTGGTCCAAAGAGAAGGGCTTTCTTAAAGATGTGTTGGAGATGTTGGACAATACCTTGAGTATTTTTATTGCAGATGCTCCTGATAGTATTGAACGTGCAAGATACTCAGCAATGCGTGAGCGTAGTATAGGTGTAGGTGCGTTAGGCTTCCATGCTTATCTACAGAAGAAGGGGATGCCCTTTGAAACAGCCTTGGCTAAGTCAGCCAACATGAGAATGTTCAAACACATTCGTTCAGGTCTCGACTCAGCTAACCTTGAGCTTGGTAGCGAGAGAGGTGAGGCTCCTGATGCTAAAGGCACTGGACTAAGGTGTAGTCATGTCATGGCTATCGCACCCAATGCTTCTTCTTCTATTATCATGGGCAACACATCGCCCTCTATTGAGCCGTGGAGAGCCAATGCCTATAGACAGGATACTTTGAGTGGATCGTTCTTAAATAAAAATAAATTCTTAGATCAACTTATTAAAGATAAGTGTGATAGTAATTCCAATCTAAACTATGATCGCATCTGGTCATCAATCATTGCCAACGATGGTTCAGTGCAGCATCTACGCTGCTTGGATGATCAAGAGAAAGAAGTATACAAGACTGCTATGGAGATTGATCAGCGGTGGGTGATTGAACATGCTGCTGATAGGCAAGAGTACATTGATCAGTCGCAGTCACTCAATGTTTTCTTTAGGCCGGATGCAAACATCACCTACCTACATGCTGTACACTTCATGGCATGGAAGAAGGGGGTCAAGACCATGTACTACTGCCGCTCCGAAAAGATTGGTAAGGCTGACAAGGTATCACGTAAGATTGAACGGGAGATTATACAAGAGATTGATATGGAAGCACTTGCTTCTGGTGAGGAGTGCTTGGCCTGTGAGGGTTAGTATGATATACAAATGGTACTGCTATCTAAGATCAAAGGGATACGGAATTTTTACTAGCATATCCTGTGCTGTGTGTAACAGTAAATATGAGTTTAAACATATAGAAGACATACCAAGGCAATGGAAAGACAACAGAGGAAAGAGGCCATACTATGACCAGTAAACTAAAGCTTCAAGATAAACGTGATTACTTCAAGCCGTTTCATTACCCTTGGGCATATGACATGTGGTTGAAACATGAGCAGTCTCACTGGCTGCACACTGAAGTACCCATGATGGAAGACATTAAAGACTGGAAGAATACCCTCTCTACTGAGGAGAAGTATTTCTTAACTAATATCTTTAGGTTCTTTACTCAGTCTGATATTGATGTAGCTGGTGGGTACATTGATAACTACCTACCTAACTTCCCACAGCCTGAAGTACGTATGATGTTGTCAGGCTTTGCTGCTAGGGAAGCACTACACATTGCAGCCTACTCACACTTGATTGAGTCACTGGGTATGCCTGACTCTACATACAATGAGTTCTTGGAGTACGATGCCATGCGTGAGAAGCATGAGTACTTCATGGCTAATGTAAACAGTAAGAAAATATCTCTGCCTATTAAGATCGCTGCTATCTCTGCCTTCACTGAAGGGCTGGCACTGTTCTCTAGCTTTATCATGTTGCTCAACTTCCCACGCCACGGTAAGATGAAGGGCATGGGACAGATTGTAACATGGTCTATTGTAGATGAGACACAACATGCAGAGGGTATGATCCAACTCTTTAGAACTTACATCGAAGAGAACCGTGAGGAGTGGAACGACGAAACCAAGTCAACCATCTATAGCATTGCAGAGACTATGGTTGACCTAGAAGATAAGTTTGTAGACCTATCATTTAAGATGGGTAAGGTAGAAGGTCTTAGGGATACTGAGGTGAAGGAATACATCAGGTACATTGCAGACCGTAGGCTTATCTCTATGGGTATGAAGGGTATCTTCAAGGTCAAACGTAATCCTCTGCCTTGGGTAGAGACTATGATTAATGCACCTACTCATACTAACTTCTTTGAGAACCACTCCACTGACTATGCAAAGGGTGCATTGAGTGGTAGCTGGTCAGAAGTATGGGCAGAAAGTGCTTGACAGATAAACAAATATAGTGTATAAGGATAATGATTATGGAACTTACTGCTGAAATAGCTAGAGAATTATTAACTTACAATCCTGATACTGGTAAACTCTTCTGGAAAGAAAGACCAGTAAAATATTTTAAGAACCAGAACCCTAGCTATGCAAAGCGTTGGAATAATAGATGGGTTGGTAAAGAAGCATTTACATCCATTAATCGTAACAAAAAATCCAACCATCGGCGATTACAGGGTCGTGTTCTTAGCAAAAGATATTACGCACATCGTATAACATGGTTAATATATTATGGTGAGTGGCCTAAAAATCAAATAGACCATATAAATCAAGACGCTACAGATAATAGAATAAAAAATCTTAGGGATGTAACTAAAGCTGAAAATAATAAAAATAAAACATTACAAAACAATAATAAAACTGGTTATTTAGGTGTGAATAAACATCATGGAAAATATCGTGCAGAAATAAGTGTTAATAATATTAGAAAACATTTAGGATGTTATGACACTGTTGAAGAAGCAGCAGCAGCTAGAGCAGTAGCAAATATTAATTATAATTTTCACCCTAATCATGGGAATGAAAAAAAGGAACATAGATGAAGAAATCACCCAACACTGTATACATAGGCTATGATCCTAAAGAGGATACAGCCTATGAAGTTTTAAAGTTTACCATTGAACGTATAGCCGTAGATAATGTACGTGTTGTACCTATCCGGCGTGATGTCGCAGAGCGAATGGGTATGTACACCAGAGAGTTTGATGTAGTTGATGGACAAACTATTGATAAGATTGATGGCAAGCCCTTCTCAAGTGAGTTTAGTTTCACTCGCTTCTTGGTGCCAGCCATGAACATGTATGAAGGCTGGGCCTTGTACATGGACTGTGACATGTACCTACGTACTGACATCAATGAAATCTTTGAAGAGTATAACTCAGACTACTATCCACTATACTGTGTTAAACATAAGTATGCACCGGGTGATGGTGTTAAAATGGATGGACGTAAGCAAGAGAACTACCGACGTAAGAATTGGTCTAGCCTAATGCTCTTTAACTGTGGTCATAAGCTCAATAAGATGCTTACTCCTTCTCTTGTAAACACAGAGACTGGTGGATACTTGCACGGCTTTGAGTGGTTGCCTGATAAAGATTCTGATATTGGTAGCATCCATGAAGAATGGAACTGGTTGGACAATCATTCTCCAGAAGACATGGATGCCAAGAACGTACACTTTACAACAGGTGGTCCTTGGTTTAAAGATTGGAAGTGTGGC